AAAACAGCAAAAAACAACTTCTACAACTGATGTGACAAACTAATTATAGTAGCGGAGGACCATATGTATGTCTCAACCTACTTTACAACCTGTAAGCCAGATGAGCAAAGTAATTTTGCCTGTATCTGGCACATCATCTGATGTTTCTGCATCTTTGCCGTTTAATGTCTATGGCGACGATTCTGACTTTCTTGAGGGTGCTGCTATGCAAGTCGCCCATACCTATAGAAAATTAGGCGGTGATATATTAGACATTGAATTAAAAGCAGACAACGTTTATGCAGCTTACCAAGAAGCTACATTAGAATATTCATATCTTGTTAACCTACATCAAACAAAGAATATGTTATCAGATGCCCTTGGTAACACCACTGGTACATTTGATCATGGTGGAAATTTAAAAGAGGGTCCATTAAAAACGTCTCTTTCTGGAACACAGGTATCACTTAAATACCCCCGATTTGAATTTTCATATGCTAGAAGAGTTACAGAAGCAATTGGAACAAACGCTAGCGTCGGTGGGGGTCAAACAGAATATTCCTCGTCGTTTGCAGTCGTAAAAAATCAACAAGATTATGATTTGCAACAAATCATCATTGACAATGCAACTAACAACTTAGATCCAGCGAGCAACAAACCCGTTGCGTTTAAAGGAAAACTAAAAACACATCCTGATGCTGCATCGGGGGCAAGCTTGATGAAAAAAGTTATCATAAGAAAAGTTTATTATAAAACACCAAGAGCGATGTGGAGATTTTATGGCTATTACGGTGGTATTGGGGTCGTTGGCAATTACTCGACGTATGGACAATTTGCTGATGATGCAACGTTTGAGTTAATACCAACATGGCAAAATAAAATGCAGGCCATGGCCTACGAAGATAGCATATATACAAGAACATCTCACTACTCTTACGAGATAAAGAATAATAAATTGAGAATATACCCAATCCCCAGCGGTCACGCTCCCGATTATTTTCATTTTACATTTACAATCCCATTGGATGTGTGGGCAAATGCTGACGAATATGATGCAGGTGTTGATGGCGTTAATAACATGAATACGCTACCATTAGCCAATATACCATATGCAAATATTAACTCAATTGGTAAACAGTGGATTAGACGATTCGCACTAGCTTTAACAAAAGAAACGCTAGGCCAAGTTCGAAGTAAATTTGGATCAATACCGATTCCTGGCGAATCAGTAACTTTAAATGGTGATGCTTTAATTACTCAAGGCAAAGAAGAGCAAGATAAGTTACGAGAGGAGCTTAAAACCTTGCTAGCTGATATGGAGTACAATGATCTTATTAAAGCAGATCAAGAGTTGATTGAGGCAACAGCCAAAATCGAGGCTAATGTACCACTTGGAATATTTGTAGGGTAATTGAATGTCCGATGACAATAAATGGAAACAACCTGATGCGCCACCACCGCCCTTATTTTTGGGCGAAAAAGAACGCGATTTAGTCAAGCAAGTTAATGACGAATTAATTGAGCGCGTCATCGGCCAACAAATATTGTATTACCCAATTGACCCAGAGTTTACAAATTATCATTCATTGTATGGAGAAGCAATACAAAAAACATTTTTACCCCCTGTGAGGGTATATGCATTAGTGGAATATGAAGGCATCCAAACAAAATTTACACCAAATATTGGTTTAGATAAAGACTCTACAATTAATGTGCACTTTCACAAAAGAAGACTAACAGAGGATCAAGATTTATTTGTACGAGAAGGAGACTTCGTTTTATACGGAGATATATATTATGAGATAGTAACTTTGGCAGAGCCAAAGCAAATGTTTGGACAAATCGATCACAAGATGGAAATCATGGCCAAATGTATAAGAGCAAGAGAGGGTTTATTCGATGGCACGTAAAAAACTAGATCCATACATGAGTTTGCTGGGCGGCCAAGGAAGAATTGGTGAAACATTAACATCGGGACCTTCTACTATTGGAACTGTTGGCGGCTTAGATGAAAATGGATATCCGTTTGATACAGATGCAAATCGATTTGGAAGGGACGCGAGTCAATTAGAACAAGACGATCCTTTTGTGCGCGAAGAGCTTATAATGCCATCCACGCTCGAAACAATAGATAGGGCATTTTATACTTGGGTAGATGAATCATTAAATATATTCGCCACAACACAAAAGGGGTGGAGCAAGGTACCGGTTATTTGGGTATCAGCTGAAAGATCTTTTCAAATAAAAGATAAAAAAGATCTTAGAGACAAACAGGGCAAACTAAAACTACCTTTAATTACAATAGACAAGACATCAATTGTTAAAGATTCTACGCAGCCTGGAAAAGTCACAGCCAACATTCCATTTTCTTGGGGTTCTGATGATTCTAGATTTTATCGCGGCGGCAGCATAACAGTCGCCAGAAGAATACAACAGGAAAAGACATCGAATTATGCTTCTGCAGATGCAGCTCGAAAACGCGGAGCGATTGGCGAAACAACAGTTGGCCACGGACAATTGAATTTTCCAAGAAAAAATAAAAAAGTTGTTTATGAAACAATCACAGCCCCATTGCCAGTTTATGTAAATGTTACCTATACTTTAAAAATACGTGCAGAGTACCAACAGCAAATCAATGAAATATTAACCCCCTTCATTGTTAAGACTGGTCAAATTAATAACTTTAGTTTATCATACAACAATCATAGATATGAAGGCTTTTTGCCAAAAGATTTTGGACAAAACAACAATGTCGCAGATATGGGCGAAGATGAAAGGTCTTTCGAAACCAGCATCGAGATCAGGGTGTTAGCACATTTGGTTGGTTCAGGCGATAATCAAGAGACTCCAAAAATTGTCAGAAGAGAAAATTTTGTGCAAATTAGAATGCCAAGAGAAAGAGTTATTTTGCAAGATGAGCACCCTGATACAATAGGCGCAGCTAAGATTGCACGCAAAGATCGTTTTTATAAAGAGTAAATGGTTTTTGGATAAATCCGCAACTATTTACTATACGAAAAGATAGTATATTTTTAATATATACAAATTAAAAATCCTCAAGGAGAAACACAAGCATGTCAGTAAAAAGATTTAAATTTGTATCGCCTGGAATATTTCTAAATGAAGTTGACAATTCATTTCTTCCAAGAGCGGGCCTGGATGTCGGTCCAGTAATTATCGGTAGAACGCGTTATGGTCCTGCTATGCGACCTGTTAGAATCGAGTCGTTCTCTGATTTTGTCGAAACCTTTGGAAGCCCTATTCCTGGACCAGACTTAACCAAGGGGGACGCATGGCGCCATCCAGAACTTTCTTCTGGGCCCACATACGCTGCATATGCTGCCCGTGCTTATTTAAGAGCTGGCGTTGGCCCAGTCACGATGATTCGACTGCTTGGTACTGATCATGATAGTCAGACCACCACAGGAGCTGATCCCGCTGGTTTGGCCGGTTGGACGACTGGAGATGGACCCAATACCACTTTGGCTAGCAATGACGGCGCTTATGGTCTTTTTATGTTTCAGTCCGCTTCTCATACCACGGCATGCACCGGCGCTTTAGCAGCTATATGGTATCTAACAAATGGCCACACGATAGAGATCACTGGTACTTTACGCGGTAGTAAAAATTCTACAGCTGGTTCAAAATCAGTATCTGGCTCTGCTGTTATGGTATACGGTGGCGCAAACAAAGAATACAAAGTTATTATTAAGGATAGTGGCGGTACCGCTAAGAAAACACAAAAATTTAATTTCGATTCTACGTCAGAAAATTATATTAGAAAAGTCTTTAACACAAATCCCGTTAGAACCAACTCAACTGTCACTCAGACAGCCAATCTTGAGGTCTACTGGCTTGGAGAGACTTACGATTCTCACGTCGAAGAAATTTTGGGATCTACTGCCGACACAGCACAAAAATCATACGGAATGATTCTTGCTATTGAAAGTGGATCTGTTGGCCACCATTACCAAAAGGCGGCTTTCCAGAATGCTGAAAGTGGTTACTTTATCTCTCAAGATACGAGCACAGATTTTGCAACTTACGATGCTTTAGATAAGTCGCGCGCCGTTGAATTATTCAAGTTTGTCGGGCTAGACCATGGCTCTTGGTTGCAGAACAATGTCAAAGCTTCAATTGAAAACATTAAAAAATCGCCAATTCCGGATTACGATCCATATGGCTCATTTGATGTCGTTCTTCGAAGAATTGAAGATAGAGATGAGGCTATCCGCGTAGTTGAACGCTATACCGGAGTAAATCTCAATCCAAACTCCTCAAACTACATTGCTAGAAGAATCGGCACACAATATGTCCAGTGGGACGATACCGAGAGAAGACACAGAATTTATGGCGACTATCCTAATAGATCAAAATTTATTCGTGTGGTTATGAACGAGGATGTTGACAATGCAGTAACTCAAAGAGGTCTTCTTCCATGGGGTGTCAAAGGCCCACTTAGATACACTGGCTTCAGTTTGCTTTCTGGCTCTGGCGAGTCAAATGGTCGTCAGGTTCGTCCGCTAGCTGGTGGTGTGTATCGATCCGGTCTTGCTCCTGTACTTACAAACAATCAAGGCGATCAAGGCGAGGGCGCTGCAGTAGCAGCCACAGCAACCTTAACCGCTCTCAGCAAAACTGCTGGACAAGCGAATACAAGAGTTTTAACAATTGCTGATATTGCTGGAAATAGTGTCTCTTTCACTATTGACAACACTCTCACCACATCAACTGCCACTAAAATAGCATTTGGAAATGCGAACAGTAATGCAAATCAATTTGCCACAAACATCGCCGCAGCAGTCACTGCAGCAAATACGGCTGGAACATTAAATATAACTGCGGAAGCATCAACCGCGACAGTGACACTAACGCAGACCACAGCAGGATCAGCAGGAAATTCAGTAACAGATATTGCCGGCACTGCAGTAACAGATACTGTAATAACTGTTGCTGGTCAATTTGATGGCGGCGCAGATGATTCCATGGACCACAACGTTTTCGTCAAAGGCCATGGCGCAATTGCAAGGCCATATGAAGGCGACAGCGGGAAGGGATCGAACCGCCCAGGAATGGATGGAAGCTCCGGTGGTGAAAACAATATTGCTTATGTTGGAACTCCTGGGGTGCAATTAACTGCTTCTGTTCTTTTCCCAAGCTTGAGATTGAGACTTTCAGCTTCTGATGGATTCCTTACAGATGCAAAGAAAGCATACTTCGGTGTTCAAACAATGAAATCAGCGACAAGCACTGTGTACGATCAGAGCGTTGTTGATCACGTAAGACCACTTGCTTCTGAAGTTAGTAGTTTTGTCCCTGTTTCCTCAACAGAGGAAACTGAGCACTCTTATGTGTTCACTTTGGATGATGTTGTTACAAACGAAAGCGCGACAGCATATTATATGTCTGGCGCAAGGCAGCAAGGCCACTCAACCACTAGTGCGAGTTATGATGCCCTTCTTACGATGGGTTATGATCGCTTTACAACGGTATTTTATGGCGGCAGGGATGGTTTGGACATCACTGAGATGGAGGCTTTTAGAAATACTGGGCTATCCTCTGGAAATGAATACACAAATTACGCATATAATACTGTCAAGAGAGCAATTGATACTGTGGCAGACCCAGAATTCGTTGAAATGAACCTTCTTTCAATGCCTGGGTTAACAAACAGTTCATTAACTAGTCAAATGATTCAACTTTGTGAAGATCGCGCTGACGCATTAGCTGTTCTCGACCTAGATGG